GGGTTAAATCTCAAATAGTAAGTGATGTAAGATATGAACTTTTCCGTTTTGCTACAATGGGTCATGGTTCTAACTACAATACTAAATTTAAAGTTGGTATTTCTAACGTTAAAGCAGCTGGTGAAGATGGTGGAACTGATTACTCAACTTTCACTGTAACTGTAAGAGGATATTCCGATACTGATAAGAGAAAGAGTGTAATTGAAACATATAATAATGTAAACTTAGACCCTGCATCTCCTAACTACATAGCTAGAAGAATTGGTGACAGATATATGACTATTGATAGTAATGGTAAAATTACTGAAAATGGTGATTATTCAAATCAATCAAAATATATAAGAGTAGAAGTTAGAGAAGCTGGAACATTCCCTGTATCAGCAGCACCATTTGGACATGGAGCTTACACAAATCCAATCGAAACAACCAATAATGCACAAGCACTAAGAGTACCAGCAGTTGTTTATCAAACAAAATCAACTGGTAACACATCATCATCTCCAATATTCTTTAGTGGATTTGATTTTGAAACTGAAGGTGTTGCAATGGATAACAAACAATATTTGAAACCACTTCCTATAAATGCAGAAGATGGAGCAAACGTTGATTTCGCATTTGATTCACAATTAACATATGTAATGACCGGTTCAGCATCAACTGATATGGTTAAAAGACAATTTGTATTAGCATTCCAAAGTGGATATGATGGTATGAATCCAACTGTAAAAATTAAAAAAGCTGGAGATAGTGGTTGGGGAGCAGCAAATACGCAAGGATTTAATTGCTCTTTATCAACATCAGATGGTTCAGTTGCATATACGAAAGCAATTAACGCTGTATCTAACCCTGATGAGTATGATATCAATATGGTGGTAACACCTGGTATTGTTAGAGGATTACATCCATCTATTACTACAAAGGTAATTGATATGGTTGAAGAAAGAGCAGATTGTTTCTACATCGCTGATTTCAATGATTTCGATGATACAATCACCGAAGCAACGGAGCAAGCAAATTCAGTAGATTCAAATTATGTAGCAACTTACTACCCTTGGGTTAAGACAGTTGATACAAATTCAAATAAACTTACAACTGTTCCACCATCAGTATTATTACCGGCAGTATTTGCTAGTAACGATAGATTGGCGGCTGAATGGTTCGCACCTGCTGGTTTGAATAGAGGTGGTATCGTAGGAGCAGTTAGTGTGTTGAATAGATTAACGCACGCTGAGAGAGATACTCTATATGAAAACAAAGTAAACCCAATAGCTGTATTCCCTGGACAAGGTATTGTAGCATTTGGACAGAAGACATTGCAAGATAAGGCTTCAGCATTAGATAGAATCAACGTAAGAAGATTACTTATCACTGTTAAGAAGTTTATAGCATCTACTTCTCGTTTCTTAGTGTTTGAACAAAATACTGATTCGACTAGAGGAAGATTTATCAACACTGTGAATCCTTACTTAGAGGGTATCCAACAAAGACAAGGTTTATACGCATTCAGAGTTGTTATGGATGAAACTAATAACACACCTGATGTAATTGATAGAAACATATTAGCAGGACAAATTTTCTTACAACCGGCTAAGACAGCTGAATTCATAGTAATTGATTTCAACATCTTACCAACTGGAGCAAGTTTTAACGCATAATATTGGAAAGAAAATAAACTGATATTTATTAATATAAAAAAGGAATAAGAAAATGGCAAATATTTTAGATTTTGGAGATATGATGTACACCTCCTTCGAACCAAAAATGAAGAACCGCTTTTACATGCAGTTCACTGGTACAGGTATACCGGCATTTATGGTTAAGACAGGTAACAGACCTCAATTAAACTTTGAGAAAGTAACAATCGACCATATCAACGTTAAAAGGCAATTGAAGGGAAAGGGTGAATGGCAGGACTTAGAAGTAACACTATATGACCCAATCGTTCCATCAGCAGCCCAAGCCGTAATGGAGTGGGTACGTTTAGGACACGAATCAGTTACTGGTAGAGATGGATACGCTGATTTCTACAAAAAAGATATTGATATCTTTATGTTAGGACCAGTTGGTGATAAAGTTGAACAATGGAAATTAATAGGAGCATTCCCAACACAGGTAAACTTTGGTGATTTGGATGCATCTTCAAATGAAGTAGCAACTGTAACAATGACATTGACTTACGATTACGCAATTCTTGAATTCTAATCTAAGAAAAATAAAAAAAATTGGGATATTGAAAGATATCCCTTTTTTATGCCAACTTTTTTAAAATTATATATTTATATACAAACAAATAAAGGTTTATTATGAACACAAATCAATTCCCAACAGAGGTTATATCCTTACCATCGGAAGGTAGATGTTACCCAGAATCAAGTCCCTTATCAAAAGGTACTCTTGAAATAAAGTATATGACTGCTAGAGAAGAAGAAATTCTAGCATCAACAAATCTTATCAAAAAAGGTATAGTTTTGGATAAATTATTCGAATCTATTATTGTAGATAAGGATGTTAATCCAGATGATATTTTAATTGGTGACAAAAATGCTATTATGTTAGCAACTCGTATTTTAGGATATGGTCACGAATATAAAATTGAAATGGAAGATGAGATGGAAAACAAAAACGAAGTTGTTGTAGATTTAAGAACTGTACAAACAAAAGATGTTGATATGAGTGTTTTAAATAGACAAAATCGTTATACATTCACAACTCCTACAACTAAAACAGTTATTGAATTTAAATTACTTACACATGGTGATGAAAAGCAAATTGATACCGAAATCAAAGCTTTACAAAAAATGAATAAAGATGCATCGTTTGAATTAACAACACGATATAGATTTATGATTACTTCGGTTGATGGTAATGGTGAAATGGGTTATATTACTAATTTTATTAACAACGGATTTTTAACAAAAGATACAAAAGCATTCAGAGAACATATTAAAAAAATGTCACCTGATGTTAAAATGGAATTTGAATATGAAAATCCCGATAGTGGAGAAAAGGAGGTACGCTCGATTCCAATGGGCGTAGGCTTTTTTTGGCCTTCCGAATAACTATTTTAAAATCCTACATAAACAAATTTTCGAATTATGTTATTATGGGGTGGGATTTATACAATCAGATGTATATGCGATGCCGGTTCATATGAGATTATTCTACTATAATGAATTGGTTGAAGCAAAAAAGAGAGAAAATAAACAGCAGGAAGAATCAAATCAGAAAGCTAATTCTAAGATAAAAGTGAGGAGATAATCCTCACTTTTTTTATTCCTAATATTTATGATTATATAAAAATGTCTATTATGAAAATAAAAGTAACAAACGAAGATAGACAACTTTTTAGAGAAGTTGTTAAAAAGCATGGCATTGTAAAAGAAAGTCTACTTATGACTTTATTTGCAAAAGTATTAGGTCATCAAATAGAAAAAGCTGTAAAAAACGATAAAGAATTACAAGCTGCAATTAAAGATGCTGATAGTGAATTGGACAAAGCAAGAGTTATTATCGATGATTTGATAGATATGGGAATCACAGTACCACCATATATGAAAAAGTACGCTACAAAAAAATAATTAATTTACTATGGCTGATACAAGCTCAAATGAATTGAAGGAAATGCAAAAATTAACTTCATCTATGCTGAAGGATTATGATTCTTTGCTTATAGGTCATGGTAAAGTTAATAAAAAACTAAAAGAGCAAGTAGATATTCAAAAAAATATAATAGCAGGAATAAAGGATGAAAAAACAGCCAAAGAGGCTATTGAAAAATTAGAAAAAAGATACATTGCTTTAGGTACTAAAAAAATAGATAATAACAAAAATGTTATTGTTGCATTACAAATGCAAAATCAAGTTGTAAGAAAATTAATTTCAGCATCAGCAATAATTCTAAAAGCAGAAGAAAAGAGAGCAGCGGTATTGCAAAAGGTAAATGGTATTGTTGGTGATGTTACCAATAATGCAAAGACAGCATTAGACGGTCTGATGCACGATTTAAAGCATATACCTCTTATTGGTCCTTTAATGGCAAAAGCAATACCATTTGATAAAATAAAGGGAGGAATTGATAGATTAAGCGGAGCATTTACAGGAGGATTTAAAGGTGCTTTTATTAAATCAGCAAAAGCAGGTGGTGGTGCAATGCAAAATGTTGTGACTGGAATGAAAGGTGGTATTTCTGGAATGGCAACCGCAGCAGCAAGATTGGGACCTATGTTGATGGGACCTCAAGCAATACTGGTTGCAATAGTGGCAACTCTTGGATTAGGTCTTATTAGATTAAATCAAACGTCAAATAAGCACAGTAAGTGCACAATACAGACAAATAGGAGTAGAAATGAAAGATGTGGCTACATACGCAGCATCTTTTTACAATTCATTTCATGGTACACAAAGAGCATCCGATGCTGTTTTAGGTTCTATGGCTGTACTCAATAAAAACTTTGGTATTGGTGTTGATGAGCAAACAAAATTAAATCATTTATTTCAATCATCTGCACATCTTACTCAGGAGCAAGCACAATATATGATTGGTTCGGTTGTAGCAGCTGCTGATTTAGCAAATGTTGCACCTAACAAAGTAATAGCGGACATGGCGGAGAATTCCGAAGCTATGTACAATTACTTTCATGGTTCGGTTGAAGAAATGGGAGCTGCAGCTGTTCAAGCTGCAAAAATGGGTACTAGCATTTCACAAATGACTGGTATGGCAGATAAATTACTTAACTTTGAAACCAGTTTAACCGATGAGTTACATGCTGGAGCAATTTTGGGTAAAAATTTCAATTTAAGTGTAGCAAGGTCAGCAGCGGCCGCCGGAGATTTGGGTGGTATGTATGAAGCTGTTGTAGATGCAGTTGGTCAACAAAAGGACATTACAAAAATGACAAAATTTGAACAAGACGCTATTGTTCAAGCAACTGGAATGCAAATTAGTGAATTAGCAAATGCATTACATATTAAAGAAAAATTCTCTAATGCAAGTAAAGAAGAATTGGCCGCTGGTATGGAGTTATTAAAGAATGGTAAAAACATTCATGATATCAACGAAGATGATTTAAAAACTTTAGTTAAAAAACAAAAATCACAAAAAGAAATGCAAGGACAAATACATGCATTGGGTGATATGATAACTGGATTTGGTGGAATTATAATGGATGCATTCTTACCAATAGGACAAGCATTGATTACAATATTAACTCCAATATTTGCAGCATTGGGTTCTTTTATAAAAGGATTTGTAACTCCAATAGCA